CCAGAGATGAACAAATACACGTTGCGACAAATAGTCTCGTATGTGCTGAGTTGGGTCTTGTTCCTAGCTCTTCTTTGGATAAGCTTCGGAAGGCAACTATACAATGGGTACTACAACCCTTAAAAGAAAACAACACTGATAAATATTTAGCGAAAAAATTTTGGCTGGATGCGAGCGATCAGTTAATGTATCAGGGCAAAGCCCCGCAGTTCTCAGACACAAAAGCAGCTCGTATGCCAGCGTTCTTTGAACATGCAAACACCAACCTCCCACAATATGCTTGAGTCCATCATCGGACCAACCATTAGTTCTATACAAGTAGAGCTAGAAGAAAACTTCCCACCTGTTAATCCGCATCCGAAGCAAAGCATCGGCGAAGTCATGTACTTAGCCGGTCAACGCTCGGTGGTCGAGTGGTATAACAAACGAATCAGTAAAGATGAAATCTGATGGCTAGAAAAAGAAGAAAAAGAGTAAACCGAGGACCACGTAGGAAAGCAGGCGGAACCTCCGGAAGATCAAGGGGACCTAGTAAAGCCCAGAGCATGGCTAAACGTAGGATAGCAGCTGGTAGAAGTATCAGTTCTGTCAGAGCTTCTAATAATGCGTCCATGAGAAAGAAGGCTGCTGAACGTCATGCTAAGTTTAAACAAACTAGAGTACAAACAGATGGTGGTAGGAAAACTTCCTTTACAAAAGCAGAGCAAGCTAGAATAAGAGCAGCTGGTTATAGTGTAGAGGGTTACTCCAAAGCAGCATACAAAGATCCTGCTCGTGTTGCGAGAGAAAAAGCAGCAGCAGAAAAAGCAGCAGCAGAACGAAGAAAGAAACAGTTAGATGCAAACCTAGCAAAGTTTGATGCTAAATCATACTTAGCCCGATACAAAGATCTTCGTGATGCGTTTGGTACGGATGAAGCTGCGGCTCGTAGGCACTACACGATGCACGGCTTTGATGAGAAAAGAGATATATCTAAGTTTAAAGCACCCCCCACTACCGTACCAGCCGGATCATTCGGTATCAGTGCAATTGGAAAGGCTCAAGCAGAAGCTAATAAACTAGCAGCTGCACAGCAGAAAAAAACTTACGAATCGAATAGGCTGAAAGCTGGTGCAAAGTTTGCAGATGATAGAGTTCAGAACCAAGTTGGAGCAGTAAAAGATGCCTTTGGAAATGTTAGTAAGGCAGCTGAAGGTGCCTTTGGAAATGTTAGTAAGGTAGCTCAAGGTGTGCAAAGCATCGGAAAGTTTATAGGTAATAATCCTCTTCAGTCATTAAAGATAGGAACGGCTGCATTTAAAGACATGGCACAGCTTAATACTAGATACAACCAAGACATCAAAGGTAGACAGTATAGTGAGAAGGATAAGACAGCACTATATAAGGGTCCACAAGAGTCAACTTTAAAAGCAGACGTCAGAGATACAATAGGTGCAGTTAATACTGTACGGGGTATCGTGAAAGCAGATGATAAGCGTCAAGCTTTTGCAGATGCGAACACTAATGATCTTAAAAACATCTTGACAAAAGGTTATCCGGCATTCCAAGCTAGTAAATTAGCACAAGTGGCTGGTGAAATGGCTGGACTTCCTTCAAACTTCAAGATGCAAATTAAACAACCTGTAGATAAATTAAAAAACGAATTAAGTAAAGTTACGATTGGTGATAGAGATTCTACTTACAAAATGATTTCTGATTTTGCAAGGGATGTAGGCACTGACCCCAATTACGCGTTAATTGCCAGAGGAATCCATCAGTTTCAACCAGTAGCAAAAAAGAAAGACGGAACTATTGACGCAGCTGCGGGTGGTAATCCACACGCTACGTTTATGGATAAGTTAAGAATGTCATTTGACATCTCACAGCCAAAAGTTCCGGGTCTGAATAAAGAGCAGATGGGTATAGTAGGATCAATAGGTAACAGACTCATTTCTGGTAAAGCAACAGATATAGTAAGAGAAGGTTACGATGGATCAAGATATAATTTAGAAGATGGTGCAGGTTTTAATGCATTAAACTTTACACAGTTAGCACAGAATATTGCTGGCAACCTTGGTGATCCAGACTCAATCGCAACCAAGAGAGCTGGTGAAATTAAAAGTCTAACAGATGATGGTAGAGGAGTTACACCCGGTTCACTTATTAGAGGTGGTTTAAACTTAGGTGGCGGTAGTAATAGTCCTACTACCTCTAGCTTGTCAATAAACAATACTAATAATAATAATAATACAGGTACTGAAACAGGTACTGAAACAGGTACTGAAACAGGTACTGAAACAGAAACAGATACAGGTACTGAAACAGATACAGGAGGAACTCCTCCTAAAAGTGGTATAGTACCTCCTTCTTATACTGGTCCGGGAACTGGTACAGGTACTGGAACCGGTACTGGTACTGGTACTGGTACTGGTACTGGCACTGGTACTGGCACTGGTACTGGAACCGGTACAGGTACAAGCACAGGCAGCGGTTATACCGACTCAGGTTTTAACGATGCTCTGAAAGGTTTTAAATTTAGAATCCCTGATTACAGATTTAAACTACGAAGACGGAAACAAAACAAATTAGGTTTTAAAAGAACATTCCAACGACCTCAACGAATGACAATAGCAGCATAAACAATGACAGCAAAATCTAGGTATGATAATTTATCCAGTGATCGTTCCCAGTTTTTGACCGAAGCGGAAGACGCAACTAAACTTACATTACCATATCTTATACGTGGTCACGAAGACTACCAAAAAGGTATGAAACAACTGAAGACACCTTGGCAGTCCGTGGGGGCTAAAGGAGTGGTAGCCTTAGCATCAAAGCTATCGCTATCTCTCGTACCTCCACAGACTAGCTTCTTTAAGCTACAGCTAGATGAATCACAGTTGGGTGAAGAGTTTGGACCAGAAGTAAAATCAGAACTTGACTTATCCTTTGCAAAGATAGAGCGTACTATTCTTGACGCTATCGCTGCATCAGATGATCGTGTAGTAATACACCAAGCATTACAACATCTCGTTGTAGGTGGTAATGCTCTTATCTTTATGGGCAAGACAGGACTGAAGTTATATCCTCTTAACCGCTACGTAATAGAACGAGACGGCAACGGCCAAGTGATTGAAATTATCACGAAAGAAAGGATCAATAAAGATCTTATCCCTTCCTACTACGAGATCATGCCAGAAAGATTGGTCACAGATCAGGACGAAGAGGAAGAAGAATGCGACGTCTACACGCATTGCAGGCGTGACAACAACCGATTTATATGGCATCAAGAGGTACACGATAAACGTATACCCGGATCACAAGGTAAAGCACCAATAGATAGTACACCATGGCTACCACTACGATTCAATACAGTAGATGGAGAAGCATATGGTAGAGGTAGAGTAGGACAATTCATCGGAGATCTTAAGTCTCTTGAAGCATTGTCACAAGCTATCGTAGAAGGTAGTGCAGCAGCCGCTAAGGTTGTGTTTACTGTATCACCATCATCAACAACTAAACCATCAACGCTAGCAGCAGCTGGTAATGGAGCTATCGTACAAGGTAGACCTGATGATATAGGTGTGGTACAAGTCGGTAAGACAGCTGACTTTGCTACGGCATTGCAGCACATGCAGACACTCGAGAAGCGATTGAACGAAGCGTTCCTAATCCTGTCAGTTCGACAGTCAGAACGTACAACCGCAGAAGAGGTACGCATGACACAAATGGAACTAGAACAACAGCTCGGCGGACTGTTCGGGTTGTTAACTGTAGAGTTCCTCGTACCTTATCTCAACAGAAAACTTAGCATATTCCAGAAGACAGGCGAGATACCACGTATACCAAAAGGTATGGTTAAGCCTATCATCGTAGCTGGTATCAATAGTTTAGGTAGAGGTCAGGACGTACAAGCACTAGGTGGCTTCTTGTCAACGATTGCACAGACAATGGGACCAGACGCTATCATGCAATATATAAATCCGGATGAGGTTATTAAAAGACTAGCAGCCGCACAAGGTATAGACGTACTTAATCTTGTGAAGAGTATGGAAGAAAGGCAACAAGAACAGCAGCAAGCAGCAGAACAAGAAGCTGAAATGAAAGCTATTGATGCTACACCAGCTCTACTAAAAGCACCAATATTAGATCCAAGTAAACAACCAACACCAGAACAACAACCACCACAATAATAACAAATGGCAGAAACATTAACAATGGAGCCTAATGTAGAGAAGACAAGTATAGAAAATCTCTCTGCTGAAGAACAGGATTCCTTAAAAGTTGGTGAGCAGATGCAAGAAGCTCAGGACAACCTACTAGCTGGTAAGTATAAAAATGCTGAAGAGCTAGAGAAAGGTTATCTTGAGTTACAACAAAAGCTTAACACAAAAGAAGAAGAGCCAGCACAAGAAGAAGTAGAAGAAGAGACTGAAGCTGAATCAGCTGAAAGTAAACAGACTATACTCGATCAGTTATGGGAAGAAGCTGGAACTGAAGAAGGGTATACTCAAGAAACTCTCGACAAACTAGGTAAGATGAGTGTCGATGAGATCGCACAGATGCACCTCGAGTATCGAGATTCTGTAACAAAAGAACAGCCACAAAACAGAGACTTTACTGAAGCAGATGTTAAAGAACTCAAAGGTATAGTAGGCGGAGAAAAGAACTACGCAAACATGATGCAATGGGCACAAGGAGCTCTTAATGAACAAGAGATTAAAATGTTCGATGCTGTCATGGCTAAAGGAGATCCACTAGGTGCATTCTTTGCAGTCAGAGCATTAGGCTATGCGTACAATGATGCGGTAGGATACGATGGAAAGATGGTACAAGGTAAACCGCCAAAGCAAAGTAGCGATCAGTTCCGTAGTCAACAGGAAGTTGTAAGAGCTATGGCTGACCCACGTTACGAAGAAGATCCAGCATACCGTATGGATGTTATGGAAAAATTAGAAAGATCACCA